AGTAAAAGAATTAGAACAAGTAATTGCTGAAATGCCGACTAAGTTCGGTGTACTGGTTTTAAACATTTTAAACCAAAAGGCAGAAGTAGAAACTAAAGACGATGGCATACAAGAATAACGGCACGTTTAACGTACTATATAAAACCCGTAACAAGATCGCGAAGACCTTGCGCCGTATAATTGCCGAAGAAAACTTAATCGACACCGAGGCGCTTTACGATTCTATTCGTATAAACGCCAAGATTCCCGCGCTAGGTGAACTAGAAATACAGATACTAGCAATGTACTACTTTGGCTTTCTAAACAACGGCACGGTGAATATGTTACCGTTTGACCTATGCGCGAAGCTTACGCAACGTCTAAACGCCGAGGGGATAACCGCAGAAATTTATAGCCAGTACACCGAATGGATGGCTAAGCGTTACCCAATTCTACAAGTAGCTAGGATTCTAGGCGACAAGAAAAGTATAATCTATTCTTTTGAGCCAATTGGTGGCAGCTTTGATGCAGCGTTAAAATTTAGGGGATTCGTTTAACCCCATTTCCTTACGCATTGCAAGCATATTAAAGACTAAGATTAAGGGCAGTTCACCGACTGCCTTTATTTTTGTAAAATCCCCCTCGCACAAATCATAAATTAACGCTTCCCAGCCCCACTTGCGGGCTTTTTTGCTTTCTTCTTGCGCCTTAAGTTCGTCTTTGTACTCCTCAATACTATCAAAGTCTTTAGGGCTTAGCTTTTCTTCGTCTGGTTCGTCTTCGGAATTGAACAAAGCCGCGTACTTTTGCATGAAATTTTCCCTATATTTCAGGTATTCGTTTAAGATTCCGTAGACTTTTGTTATTTCTACGTCGTCAAAAAGGTCGTGCCGTTCGAAAGGGCTAAAAATGTAGGGTTCAAAGTGTACATTATTCCATTGATCCAAAGTTGAACGCCGCCAAAACACGGAAACTATGTGCGAAATATGTACTAAGTAGTCGTTTTGTAAGAAGTATTCGAGGTCTATAAACTCGTCTAGCGTTAGTTTCTTGAATGGTTGTAAGGTGTAGAAGTAACCACCTAAAAATAGTTCATTAGACAAGCCCTTTTTAGGCTCATTCAGCACCCATTTTACAGACTTAAAAAGTTCGCCAATTTCCTCTAGTGTAAGTTCTTCAATTTCGTCTGTGCTTACGTCCGCTAAAATAGCCAAAGTTTCTAGCTGAATGTTAAAGAACCCGCCCGCTTCTTTCAACGCGCGAAGTTCCTTAAACTGGTAAAGCTTTACCTCATGCCAACTACTCGGTAGGTTCATTCAGGCTCTGGACTTGTTTGTTAATTGTTTCAGCTACGGCAACTAAATAAGGGATGGCTACGTCGGCGGTCATTTCACGAATTATTTTAGACTTTAATTTTATATGCGCGTCTGTAAAGTGTTCGTGTTTTGTTAGGTCCGTGCGTTTAAACAACACCGCTAGCATTTCGGAAATGTACCCTTTGTGTTTATTGTTTAGTATCTTTTCAATTAGCTTAGTTTCTTTGGCGCTTAGTTTCCATTCGGTGTCGTATGCCTGATAGGTGTACCCGTCCGCTTCAAACGTCTTAAGTAAGATTCCCTCAGGAACTTTTGCGGTGTTAAAAAGACGAATGTACTCTTTAAAGTCTTCAAAGTCTACGTCTTCAATTTCTTCAGGTGCGCCCATGTACTTAAAAACCTCTAAGTGCTTTTCGACGTGGTCCAGTTTAGGGTTAGAGTGTATTTCTGTAATGTCTTCAAACTGTTGAATAGTCAACTCGTTTAATTCGTTTTTGATTTCTTTGTTTAGAATAGTAATCATGGTATAAATTTTTGAACAAATATAGGCTTTTTTTAATATCGTTATGGTTAACGACTTACCCGTTTACAAAATTACAATAGACCCCGAATACAGCGAGGGTGAAGACTTGGGCATCGAGCAAATTGCTTTCACGTCGAACCCAGCCATAAAGGTTCGCGGCTTAGCCTTTGAAAGCGTTGCAAAGCGTTTCTTTTCCGATAGCTTAAAATACCGCGTTACTGCTCCCGCAATGATTCCTATGGACATTTACAGACGTGACGACGAGGCGGGCGAATACTACGTACAATTTGACGAGCAAACTATCGAGCAAATTTATGTCAAGTTCATGAAAGACCTATCGAATAGAAACGTCTTTAATTTAGAACACGACCAAGACAAAGAAGTACCCGCGTACATTCTCGAAGCGTGGATAGTTGACAACCCCACCCAAGATAAAGCCTTTACAACCTACGGCATTGAAGTGCCTAAAGGTACATTGATGCTAACCGCACAAATAACCGACGTCGACTACTATAATCAATTAGTAAAAGACGAACAAGTAGGCTTTAGCATTGAGGGTTTTTTGGGAATGAAATTAAGTAAACAAATAAAACAAAATAACATGAATTTCCCAGACGGAGAACACACAATCGACGGAAAAATCTACGTAGTAAAAGACGGAGAAGTAACCGAAATTAGAGACGTAGTAGTTGAAGAAGCAATGGCCGAAGTAACCGAAGAAGTTACAGAAGAAGTTGCAATGGAAGACACTAGCGTAACTGAAGAAGAAGTTGTAGAAGAAGAAGTAGCAGCCGAAATGGCAGTTGATCCAGCTACCGACGCCGAAGCAATTAGAGCTATCGTTTTACCAATCATTGAAGAACAAGTAAACGCCGTTATCGGAATGGTTGCAGACTTGAAAAACATGATTGAAGAAATGGGCATTGAAAGAGAAGAAGAAGTAATCGACGAAGTCAAAATGAGCGCATTTGACAAGTTTAAAGCATTTCGCGCATCTAGTAAGTAAATAATAAAAACAAAATAAAAACCAACAAAAATGAGAAATCTAAAATTTGACCTAGACGTAGAAACAAACGCGCTTCTTTGTCCTAACCCAGACGAGTTCTACTCAAAAGCTTACTTAACTGAAGACATTGCGGACAACTACCGTACATTGCCTGGCATTAAGTCAGCAACTAAATTGGCAAATGTTACTTTTGGTAACTTACTTGCGCCATCTACTTGTAACTTTGCTGCCCCAACAGATGCACTTGACGCAATCGACATCGACGTTTGTGCGCTTTCAGCAATGTCACAAATTTGTCAGTTTGACTTAGAGCAATCTTTTCTTGCTTTGCAAATGTCGCAAGGTTCAAACGGCGACTTTACCGTTCCATCTTTCATGTCTTACTACTGGAATGAAATGGCGGGCCGTATCGGTAACGACTTAGAGCTTATCCGTTGGCAAGGTGACACAGAAAGCGAAGACGACGTTCTTTCTTTGTGTGATGGTTACCTTAAAAAATTGTGTGCAGACGCAGACGTAATCGGACTTTATACTGACGCAATTACGTCTTCAAACGTATTGGCTCGCATGACAACCGTACTTCAAAGTTCACCCGCTGCCGTACAATCTAAGCGTAATGACCTACGTTTGTTCGTTTCTAGCGACGTTTTCGTAAACTACCAAATTGCTGCTGCTCAAGGTAACACAATGACTTACGTTACTGCCCCTTTAGCACCTACGTTCTTAGGTATTAAAATCGTTCTTGCTGAGGGCGCTCCAGTTAACACTATGGTTCTTGCGCTTAAGACAGACCTTATCTATGCGTTTGACGCAGAGGGCGACTCTAAAGCATTGAAAGCGGTTAACCTTTCCGATTCAGTTGCTGAGCCGTATATCCGTACACGTGCTAACTTGAAAGCTGGTTTCCATTACACTAACCCAGCGCAAATTGTAGTTTACAATGTTTGTTTCGACTAATTAATAAACACAATTTAAAATATACGGGGCGGCCATAAAACGCCGCCCTTTTTTATAACCAAAAAAAACTAGAAAAAATGGCTTGTGCTACTTTAGAAGAAATCGTAAAAGACTGTTTGAACAATTCGGGCGGGATTTACAAACTTTACATTAACCAACAAGACAACATCACTGCAGCCGTGCCAGACGAAACTGGAACGAACTGGGAAATTACGTCTATTACAAAAACTGCCCCTTACATTGAACTAGAGTTCAAACGTAATACTGGCAGCTATACAGAGGATGGAACTATTGACTTAATCAATGGTTCGTCTTACGTTACTCAAACTATTAACTTAATGTTTCACCGCCGCGACCAAGAGAAAAGCCGCGCTATCAAAGTTCTTGCCGCTGGTCAACAATACTTGAACGCTGTTGTCGGTGACGCAAACGGGAACTTTTGGTATTTTCCATTCTTGCAAGTTAGCGCATACGGCGAAGGCTCTGGTGTTGTCCGTGCTGATGGTTCGAAATATTCACTTACCATGGTTGCTGAAAATGAGAATTTGGCCTATGCGGTAGATCCAACTATCATTGCTGGCCTTCTTGTTCCATAATTAAATTATTTTATTCGGAATACACTAGCCCCCTTTATAGGGGGTTTTGTGTTTTTGAACGTTAAGGTTTTGAACTTTAATATAGTTATGATTTACATAGACAAAGGGGAAATAAACACGTTTGCTTTGACTTTAAGCGAGGTGACGACGTTAGTTAACCCCTACTATTTGTTCGTGTTTGAGGGTGAGTTTAACACCGCCATAGAGCCTATTTATTGGGTAGGCACAGACGAAAGCAACTGGCCCGTGCGTTACAACCTATTCACTTTAGAAGAGGGCGTAGACGTTACGTTAATTAAAGGCCAATACAAATACACCGTTTTTGAAAGTGCTACACCTATTGTAGTTGATCCAAACACGAACACAAATAATTTAAACCAAATAGAAGAGGGCCGCATGGTTGTTGCTGGCGTTGCCGTTTCTTCGATATACGACTAAACAATGGGAATTTTCGACAGATTTAAAGCACCAAAAACCGAAGTAATCGAGGGTTATCAATCCTTTAGTACGCCTTTCGGTAAAATTGGCGGCGGTAACCTTACTTTGCCTTATGTAAACGGACGCTATCAAGTGGCTGGCTATATCCCCTACGGTCAGGACAATCTTTTTCCTGAAACGCTTAACCAACTTTACTACATGTCGCCACTTCATGGGGCAATAGTGGATTTTAAAGTAAACGCGACTATCGGTGCGGGTTACGAACTAAAAACGGACAAGCTTACACCTGACGAAAAACTAGCCCTTTATACTTGGGAAAAGAAAATGCGACTTTCAAAGTCCGTTAAAGCCATTACAAAACAATTAGTAATGCACCACCGCGTGTACTTTAAGTTGTATTTTGACGACAAAGGAAAAGTAAAAACAATCGAAAACGTAAGCCCCGAAAAAGTACGTATTAATGCGAAAAAAGACCGTTACTTTTTGTGTGACGACTGGAGCAGCCGCATAGACGTAGAAGAAGTAAAACCATTTCACCCACTTAATACAGACCGTTGCCAGCTTTGGGCCT